AGGTAAATCCAAACGATTTAACGGGTGAGTAATCAATACGCTTGAATTTGGTTCTGTACAAATACTCCATCTTATTAACCATGTCAGTTCAACTGGTATATAGGAGTCATTCAATTCTAAAGAGAATTTAGGATTATATTCACGACAACCTATTGGTGCTGGTTTGCTTGCATATTGAAACGACAAATCATATTCATCTTCACTAATTTGATTAATGTCAATTTGTAAATCACAATGCAGTACTGCCATATAACCAAAAGTCAATGCATCATAAACAGGTGCGCAACGTTTTGCAGTTGCATTAACAACATCACCATCTACCGCTATTGGTTTTTCATTTTTATATGGAGGCATGTTTTTGTACCACGTTGGCAAATGTAAAGATGCTGGCTCAAATTGAAGTGGTACTGGATTTTTTGTATCGGATTGCTCAAACCAAATTTTTTTAGTTTTTGTCACGTGTTAATAGTACAAGACTAAACTAGTTGTGCCTTACCCAGCTATGCGAATTTACATCCCAATCGTAGCGAAAACCATCTGTTGGGTATGGTTGAGGTGCTTGCCATTTGCCTTCAAATTTTACCCAGTCACTATAAGGTTGATGACTGTAAAAAAATCCATCAACATATTCCCCACCAATATAAGCAGGATTATCTAAAGTAAACTCTACCCAATTTTCTGGGTCTGGTTGTTGCTCTAACCAACTATCTGAACTAACGTCAACAACGTTAACCACAATACCGTCAACTACTAAAGCAAATTTTTTTTCAGCCATTACTTACTAAACCTATAACGAATTTGAACAGATCCTGCTGAGCCATTAGTTGCATCGTATCCGCCTTGGTCAAACCAACGACCACCGCTACCACCACTACCGCCAAAACCAGTATCATCTAAAATACTCCAAGTGCCAGTAAGAAGGCTCCTACCATCAGAAACAGATGATGAACCAGCTGAACCCTGCGGACCTGTTTGACCACCACCACCCGTGGGACCACCACCAGTACCGCCAGTTGATGTTATGCCTAACGCTGACGATGAGCCACCAGTACCACCGTAACTATTATCCGCTAAAGCACCGCCACCACCAACGGTAATAGTTTTATTACCTCCACCAAAAAGTGGCCTATTACCAATTTTCATTTCACCAACACCGACACCTAACCCACCAGTACCGCCAGAACCACCGTATTCACCATAGTTCCAACGAAATGCACCACCGCCACCGCCACCGCGAACACCTGCAATGACGCTATTACGTGGGCTACCTGATACAACTAAAGTACTACTACCACTAAAACTGTGGTTCTTATATCGAATACCATGCTCGTTGACGTAGGTTACAGTTCCACCAGTTGCTTGAGGTGGAGTGTACCCATCAAAAACATTATTAACAAAACCAGTTTCTACAACAACAGAAGGAGCTAAAGATCCTTCAGCTACATACCTACCAGCCTGAGCACGAAGTAAATTTTTCATTCTTACTTATGCTGTAATGCGGTTTACATATCCAAAGATTGAAATTTGATTTGCAGTCGCAGCAAATGCCCGAACAACTTTTGCTGTAGCATTACCCTGAACCACAAGACCAGGGACAACAAGAACCAAACCTGCTTGAGTAATAACTGTTTGTTTAATTACATCTTTTGGTGCTGTTGCCCCACCAAATTCAATTGTCAACAAAATATCTGCTGAGTGGTTATTGTATGCATACAGCCATACTTCGTCGATTGTGGTGGTCGTAGTAGATGCTGTGTGAATTGCGGTGCCTGCTGTAGCTGTTGCTGCAACAAGGATACCCAAACCATCACCTGTACTACCTGCTGGTTGTAACGCTAATTTTGTAAATGTTGCCATTGTTTTTTATCTCCTGCTTTTATATTAATTATCCGAAAATTCGTGAACCCAACACAATACCAGCATCATCTCCACCTGTTGCTGGTGAAGCACTATTGACCCAGTTAGTTCCATTGTAGCTGAGAATTTGTGATGATGATACTGATGTAATAACCACATCAGTCAAACTATCTAAAGTGCTTGCTCCAGCACCCCACGAAACATCAGTACCATTTGAAGTCAACACTTGACCATTGGTGCCAATACCAAGACGAGCAACGGTAGGACCAGCACCCATAACAATTAAGTCACCACGAGTGGTCATTACTGAAGCAAGAGTATTTGCTTCGTCAGCATCAGTAGCTGTAAAAACTGGATAACAAGTAGCACCAGCCGAATGCGAACTAGCTGAGGTTCCGTCTACGCCACGAGTAATTGAAGACAAAGATCCAGTTGATCGAGAGCCAACAAGAACTTTTTCTTCTGTTGACAAACCTGGATCAATAACCATATGAAATGGTCCACCTGCAGTTGTAGGCCAGTTAGTTACTGTGCCAGTAAGCGATGCGGTTGTATCACCAGAAGTAATAGAACTTGTAAGTGTGCAAGCAGGAGCTGCACCTGCATACGATCTCCTAGTTACTGCTGCCATTTATTCTCCTAATCCTGTACAGATCTCATTGTAACAACACAGACACCTTCAAGGTTCCATTTTCCTTGGACGCCATCAAGAACCTGAAATTCTAGGTCCTCTACGACTACCGAAAAGGTCTCCGTATTCTCTTGGTAGTTTACCACACGCGGATTCGTAACTAGGTTCCTTAATAGGGTTAGTTCGTTTTCTACATCTAAGTAATACTCAATACCGTTAATCACCTGCTGATGGTGCATAAGTAGGGGCACTTTAAATACTTGGCTTCGGGCTGGCGAAGCATATGCTCGAGCCATCCAACGTGTTACGGTTGGGCCAGTAGTGGTGGAACCCCTAGTAAAGTCCAACCTAAAAGAAGCTTCAATGAATTTGGCTTGCGGACCAGTAGATACTGATTCGGTAGCTGACGCAACGTTATGTGCCGTCATTGCTGTGTACGCTCCAGTATCACTAGAGATGTATGGAGTTACCGTGCCAGCTAGTGGGGTACTACGAATATCAAACTTAGCTACAAACTTTCTATCTGGAATACCCCATCTGTAAACACCAGTAGTAATTGAGCCAGACGCAACAAGGTCTGTTGATTCGGCGTAAAGTCCTACACCAGAAATAGCAAACATTCGTTTTGAACTAAATGTTCCCGCAGCAGTAACTGTGCCACCAACACTAGCCATCAGGTCTGATGCATAAGCTGGGACGTTGACCGCCGTAAATGTTGAAAGATCTAATCGCCCAAGTCCTGAAGTTGACGCAGCAAAATCTGACCAAGTAAACCAAACAAAATTACTTTCAGCAGTAAATTGATTTATGTTTCCACTAGTTGCAATAAGAGCACCAGTAGTTAAGTCTCCATTATTATCTGCTGTAGCAAAACGTACACCTTTATTTGTTCCAATTAATACACCGTTAAGATAAGAACCAAGGTGTGTTGGTATTTCTCCAATTGGTAAATCAAGTGCAACTACTGGAGTTTCCAATACACCAGCTGTTGTAATGGTTATTTTATAAATTGCTCCACGATTACCTGTAGCTCCAGCTATATAGATAGCATTGGGCCCAGATGATGAACCAACCCAACCCCAAGCGGTTAACGGATGTGTGTAGTCCGCTGCACCAACATTGCCAATTGGATTGTAATAAAGTTTGTGTTGATCAGAGCCAGCGCCAGTAACAACAAAGAATCCTTTAGATAAATCAACATAACCAAACTCGTGACCATAAGCAACGTTGACTGGTGTATGACTTGAAGGAACCTTCCATAATCCATACGCATTGGTTGTGCCTGGATACGTTAGGTAGATAGACGAACCATCACTAACCATGTCGCGTGGTGTACCACTAGGTAATCCAGTTACTGCCGTCCATGTTGGGCTTGCTGCATATGGGTCTGTTGAATAGTAAAGACTTGTACCATCCAAAAAATAAACTTCGGTATCGGTTGTAGCAATCTTTAAGTTTGTACCAGTAGCAGACTTTGTTAAAACTGTAGTTTTAAGTAACGAGATCTGGCCTTTGGTCCATGGATCAATACCTTGACTTGTATAGAACCTGTAGTCCTGTGCTTCTG